ATGGACGACACGGCGCAGCCCGGCGTGGGCATGAACCCAGCCGTCGGGGTGCCCGGCAATCGCCAGGTGGTGCTGGGCCGGTCCGACCCGGATCAGCACGACATCACCCGGCTGGACGGGATCACCGGCAGGGGCAAAGCCCAGTGCCGCAGGATCGGGCAGCCAGGCGCCAAGCTGGCGCAGGCGCAAGGGATAGCCCGTCGGGAGCCGCGCGGTTGGCCCGAGTGCCGCGCCCAGCACGCCGATGCAGTCGAGTCCGGTTGCAGGATCGCGGCCATGCAGCCGCCACGGTCTCCCCAGCAGCGCCTCTGCGGCGCGGGCCAGCTCAATCCCGGTCATCCGCTCGGCACGGCATAGCGGGTCAACTGGTCATTGCCCGGAAGGAAGGGTTCGCCCTGAAAGTTGATGGCATTGCCGAACCGGCCCGTGCAGGTCGTCAGCGTCCGGTCGCAGCCTTCACGAACCATCGCCGCCGCACCGGGCGGAATGGCCTCGTCCAGTGGGCGGTCCAACACTAGCCCGGTCGGGCCCGGCGCAATGATCCCCATCGACTGGCCGGCATATGGTCCGTCCAGCCAGCGCAGCGTTCCTCCACCCAGCAGCGCCGGTGCAACGCTCGTTTGGAGTCCGACCGCGTTGGTCGCCAGATCATAAGCGATGACCGTGGCGGCATGACTGAAGCGGGCTGGCGAAAGCGTACAGCCTGGGCCGCAGAACTGCGCGCGGCACGTTGGGCTGGTGCGCGGGATGGGATCGTGCTGCAATTCGGCTTTGCGCGATTGCAGCACGGCGGTGAAGCGGCCGCCCTCGTCGCTGACACTGCCAATGGCCCCGCGGTACAGCACGTGGCTGTCCAGTGTTTCCCAATCGACCAGGCCAATCAGCACTTGCGCCGCGTCGAACCGGCCCAGCGCCAGATCGGCGGGACTAAGGGCATCGTGGCTGAGCGCGCCCTCCACTTCGGCGCTGTCCGGCTCCAGATCGGCGCTGCGACGAATGGCCGATGGGACCATGCCCGGCGCGGCGCGGTGCAGCGCGCCGCCGAACCAAAGGTCGCGATCGTGTGCGGTGAAGCCCAGCGTCACCCCGTCGCGGCGCAGGATGCGCCAGAAGGGCGCCACGGTTTCCAGCGGACCGGCAAACCAGACCCGGCTCATGGCGCATCCTCGCGCAGCTCGATGATCGGCACCGAGGGAGCCTCGCCTGCAGCAAAGTCTGCCCCGGCGATTTCCAGTCGGTCTTCGGCAAAGCGCACCGGCACGTCGAACAGGAAGCCTGCGCGCACCTCCGCGCCATTGGCCGGGGGCGCGGCGAAGACAGCCCGTCCCCCAGGTTCCAGCGTCCAGCCCGTGACTGCGGTCCCGTTGACCGAAACGAGCACGCTGCCAGATACCGGCCGGGTGATCCGCCGCACCTGCTCCGCATCGGCGCTGCCATAACGTTTGACCAGCGGGAAGATGGAGCGGGTACCGTCCCCGCTTCCCAGCAGCTGGTCGGCAGCGGTCGGCGCGCCGGTCATCCCGTTCGAACTGAAGTCGGTCGGATCGCGCAGGCGAAAGCCGCGGGCTGCCCCGCGCCGGGCGCGGAAGAAGGCCAGCAGCACGCCCAGCTCGGCCTCTGAGCGGATGCCCGGGCCAACATCGAAACGCAGCCGGGCATCGCTCCACAAACTGTTGCGGCGCTCATGACCCGATGCCGTAGTGGCGACAGAGGTTGAAAACTCCGGCACCACGGCCGCATTGCGGCCCAGCGCCAGCGGATAGGCAAGATCGTCAAACGGCAGCATGGCATCCTCATCGCTGGCGGGGGGCAGGCGGACGTAACCGTCGCGGCAGACCTGGGGCAGCGCCCAGACGAACCGTTCATGCGCCTGGCGGGCGGCGGCTTCGTTCAGGCCGGCATCGATCAGTCGCCATTGTTCACGCTGGTCGGCGCGCAGGACGAACCCGGCAAGATAGTCGGTTTCCTCAGGCGGATAGCCAAGCCGGCTGGCAGCCACGGCATAGCCATTGCGGCGGGCGGCATCGGCGCCGCTGGTCAACCAGTCATAGTCCTCGATCTGGAGCCGGTCGAAGGCCGGGTAGGCCCAGCCCAACGGCAGGTTGGCGCGCCGCGCTTCGGGCGTGGCCGGATCGAGCACGGTCGGCAGGAACGGCAGCAGCAGGATCTCGGCACTGGCCGGCGCCACTGCCGCCCGTACCGCATCGCGCAGGGCGTGGGTGGAGGCGGCCAGCAGCGCTCCCGCCTGATCGAGCAGGCCTGTCTGCGCGGCATTCAGCGATCCGCGCAGATCGGCGATCTGCGGCGGACTGCCGCCAAAGGCCAGCCTTGCGGCATCGTCGTAAAGGCATGGCCGCCCATCGGCCATTACCCACCACCACGGCTCGCCAATCTGGAACCTTACCGGCAGACCGGCCTGCTGCATCAGACCGGCAAATTCGCTACCGACAGCCTGCAACCAGGCCATGGCCGCCGTGCTGGCAGGAGACAGCAGGGCCGAAGGAGGCTCCCACCCGGTGCGAGCCGGGTCGCCATTGACGGCGCGCTGCTGCCAGACAGCCGGACAATACTGCGCGAAGAGCTCGTAGGAGAGCGAGAGGATCGGATGAAATCCGGCCTCCCGCGCCAGGGCAAGCCATTCGGCGTGCCAGGCCCGTGCCGGGGTGCAGAGCAGGTTGCCCGCAGTGGCCACGATGTAATCGCCGCTGGTCGGGACCAGCCGCATGAAGTGGCTCATGCCGACATAATGCAGCAGGCTGCCGCGATAGCCGAGCTGGCGCGCATTGCGGATCAGCCGGGCGGGGGCCTGATTGTAGGCATCGTCATAGGCCGTGGCCATGGCGATCCCGTGCGGCGGCACGATCACCTCGCCGATCTCCAGCATGGCCCGCGCGCCCTCGCAGCGGACCTCGCTGAGCTCGATCCAGCCCTCGACCGGGGCGGGCAGCGCTGCCGTGCTGCCCGGAACGTGACCGGGTGCAGTGAGCGAGAGGAACATCCGGTCGATTGCCTTGGGCCAGACGGTTTCGCCATCGCCGGTCCACCCGGCGTTGAGCGCGGAAAAGGGCAGGGTGACCACGGCGTCCTCGGGCGATCCCGTGGCATAGGCCCAGGGGCGGACATACCAGGTGCGCGGCGTGCCGGCCGCGTCCTTGCCTTCGATCGTCAGGGTCGGACCGTTCACCCCGTCCAGCGCGATCACCCCGCCCGAGCGCCAGCGAAAGCGCAGCGTGGTCCGCGTATAGTCGCGGTCGGTCGCATAGCGCAGCAGCGGATGGTCGATCCGGTCTTCGCTGTCCCAGATCAGCCCGGCCAGATCACCCTCGGTCAGAAAGACGGCATCGACGCGCAGGACATCGGGGGTCGGCGTGGTCAGCGCGGCCATCATCGGGCGTGGGAAATCAACCGTCCAGAAGCGCGGATCGAACCGCTGGATCCAGTCGCTGTCCTGCCCTTCGCGCCGGGCGGCGAGCCAGAAGGCCATGATCGTCGCTCCTCAGATATCGCTCAGCGCGCGGCGGACGGCGCTGGCCACCTGGCGGCTGGAGCGCTGCAAGGCCTGCGGGGCGGAGCTGCCAGGCGGAGCGGCGATGGTGATCGCAACGCGGACGTCGCGGCTGCGCCCCGTGGGCAGCCCAGCTTCGACTCGTCCAGCGCTGGTCGGGACAAACAGTTCCGGCCCGCGTTCCCCCACGACATAGCCCCGGCCTGGACTGACCGGACCGCCAGTGGCGCGGCCCGGCAGACCCAGGACCGGGCCGACCAGGCTGCCAAGGTTGAATAACCCGCCGCCGACCCCGCCCCCGGCACCGCCCATCCCGATCAGCGTGTCGAGCGCCTTGGCGGCGATCTGGTCGAGCACGCCCAGGGCGATGCGGCGCAGGTCCTCGAAGCCCAGACTGCCTTTGCGCAATGCGCTGAGCAGGCCGCGTTCGAGCACGTCCCCGGCGCGGCCGAGACCGTCAAGCAAGGTGCCCTCAAAACTGCCCCGCATCGCGGCCATGTCGGCGGCGAAACCCTGAGTGTTGGCGCGCACGTCCACCACCAGGCTGTCAACCGGATCGGTCATTATCAAACTCCATCAGGTGGTTCAGACTGGCGCGATCAAGCGGACGGGCCGAAGGATCGGGCGGGCCGAGCACGGCGGCGAGTTCAGCCGGGGTGGCCTGCCAGAATTCGCCGGGTTGCCAGCCGTGCAGACGCGCCATGTGCCCGGCCAGCAGCCGCGCGCCGGCACCGAAAGTCTCGCTCACGCCGCCTCGGCGCGGCCTTGCAGGATCTGGCCCAGCAGGCCGCGCAAGGGCTTGGTGGCTTGGGCCAGTCCGGCAGAGAGCAGCGCCTCTGAAAAGCCTTTGCGCTCCAGCCCTTCGCGGCATGTCAGACAGTGCCAGTAGAGCGCGGCCAGCTCGGAGAGGCGGAGTGTGCCTGCGGCAGCCCGTTCGACCAGGGCGAACAGCGGGCCGAGCTCCTCCTCGGCGGCGACCAGCGCAGCAAAGCTGGGACGCAGCACGTAGCTATGCTCGCCGAGCTCCAGTTGCGCCTCGCCGCGCCAGGGGTTGGCCGGCTCGCTCATGCCGGCACCACTGCGCCAGAGCTTTCCAGCGCCAGGGTGTAATTGCGCTCCCCATTGAAATCGCCGGCATAGTCGAGCCGCTGGACCAGGAACCGGCCCCGCAGCTTTTCACCGCCTTCGAAGCTCAGTTCGTAATCGTCGATCGTCCCGGCCATGGCATTGGCGCGGACCTGGGCTTCGGCAGCCGAGCCAAGGAAGATCCCCGCTGCACTGACCGAGACCGAGCGTACGCCTGCCCCAGAGAGTAGCTCGCGCCAGCCGCCGCTTTCCTTGCTGGTGATTACCACCGTATCGCCGGTGATCGAAAGCTGGGTGGTGCGCAGGCCTGCGACGGTGCGGTAAACCGGGGGTGTGGCCCCATCGGCAATCTTGAGCAGGAAGGCGCTGCCTTTCTGAGCGGTCATGGGTGGTTCCTTTCTGGTCCCCCTTCCGCTGGCGGGAGGGGTTAGGGGAGGGCGTGTTGAGGAGGGCGCTAGTCGGCCAGCAGCCGGAAACGGTATTCGAGCAGGATGGCGCGGGTGTTGGCCGGGCGTTGCTCGGCCCGGGCGCGCAAGAACTGCACAGTGACCACGCGGTAGCTGGGCTGATCGACCGGCAGGGCCGCGATCCGCGCCTCAATTGCGCTGACCAAGCTGGCAGCGCTGTCCGCCCGGTCACCGCGGCAGTGCAGTTCAAGCCCGATGCGCACTTCGCGTCCCGCCCGATCCTTGGTGCCCCAATCGGCGCTGGCGCTGGCGGCGATGGCCAGCCAGGGCAGCGCCATGCGCGCCGGCGCCTCCTCGACCACGGCATTGAGGCCGGCGGCGAGCGCCGGATCGGCAGCCAGCCAGGCAATCAGCGCGGCGCGCAGCGGCACTTCCATCGCGATCATCCTTTCGTGAACAACGGCCAGACCAGGCTGGCCTTGCGCCAGGCCAAGGCCGGGGTGCGGGTGGCGAGTTGGCGGCGCCCGGCTTCGGCGCGGGCGAGCTGATCTGCGGCCCGGCCGATCCGGGCGAAGAGGCGATCGAGGCCGGTCATGCCAGCTTGAGCCGCCGCCATGGCCGCCACAGCGCCGCAACGGCGGCGGGCGGCAGCGCGGCGGCAGCCAGTTCATCGCCCTCGCGCGCCCGGTACTGGTGCGCCGCCAGCCGCAGCACCCCGTGGCGGAGCGCGTCAGGCAGGCCGGCCCAGCTGGCGGCCAGGCCGGCGATATAGCGCACGGCGATCCGCCCGGCCGCACCGGGACTGATCACCCGCACCCGGCCGGCGCCATCGGCGGTGAGGTCCAGGGCATAGGCCTCCACTGCCAGCGCAAAACGCGCGCCTTCGGCTGGCACGCCCTGGACCTGGGTAATGGCCTGGACCGGCGCAGTGCCCAGCGCTTGCCAGCCGGACATGACTGGCAGGATGGTCTCGCAGGTCTGCTCCAGCGGCATCAGGCCGGTGAAGCCCTCGCAGTAATCGAGCGCTGTGCTGAGCAGGGTGACGAGCTGGGCGTCGTCGCCGGGCGTGGCGATGCCCAGCCAATCCTTCAATTCGGCCAGCGCCGCCGGGTCGAGCGCATAGGGCGTGATGATTGCCCGCTTCATGGCGGTCTCCATGTGGGAGGGGGAATGAGGGCACCCGCGCCGCGGAGAGGGGCGCGGCGCGGGTGCGGGGCTGGCGGTGAAAGGGGAGGTTCCCGCCGCCCGTCAGGTTCAGGTGCTGATCCGCAGCAGCTTGATCGCGTCGCTGTCCAGCACCTGCCCACCGATCCGCTTGGTCGCGTAGAAGTTGACGTAGGGCTTGTTAGTGAAGGGATCGCGCAGGATCGTGGTCGCCCGGCGCTCGGCGATCAGGTAGCCGGCCTTGAAGTTGCCGAAAGCGATCGGGAAGGCATTGGCGGCTACATCGGGCATGTCCTCGGCTTCGACCACCGGATAGCCCAGCAGCCGCGAAGGCTGGCCTTCCAGCACGCCCGGCTGCCACAGGAAGGTGCCGTCCGCCGCCTTGAACTTGCGCACCGCGGCCATGGTCTTCGAATTCATCACGAAGCTGGCGCCCTGGCGATGGCCGGACTTCAGCGCGTGGACCAGGTCGATCAGCTTCATTTCGGGCGAGGCATCGAAGCCGGTGGCATTGCCGCTGACCACGTGTTGTAGCGTGCCGAATGGCCGCGTGGCATCGCCGGTTACGGCGGTGGGAGCGTTCAGGAACCCACGCGGCTGATTAGTGCCGGTGCCGCTGACGAAAGCTGCGCCCTCGGCCCGGGCGAATTCCATCGCGATCTCGCTCGCCAGCCATTCCTCCAGGTTGAAGGCCGCATCATCCAGCATGGCCTGGCTCGCCGCCGGGTTAGCGTACAGCTCACCCATCGGCGGTACGATCTCGTTGAACTTGGGCGTGGTGGTTTCGGGCCGCGCAGCCGTTTCGCTGACCCAGCCCGAGGCGGTCCCGCCCGAGGTGACGAGCTTGCGATAACCCGCCGTGCCGACCTGGACCACCTGGGCGATCGCGCGGATCGGGCTGATAGCCTTGAGTTGGGCGGCAATCATCACGTCAATTTCCCGCGGGACGGCAAAACCGCCGTCCGCCGTGACCGCGCCGGTCACGGCCTTCAGCTCTGCTTCGCGGCCGTGGCGCAGGTAGCCATCGACAAAGCCCTTCAGCTCCGCGCTGGCACTGCCGCCGGACAGGGCGGGCCGGCCCGCCGCGCGGCTGACCTTGTCGAGCCGGCCCTTCACTTCATCGACATCGCCGCGCAGGGCGCCAATCGCCGCCTCGGCCGCATCCTGGCGTGAGACCAGATCGAACGAGGCGTCGAGTGGATCGGCGGTGGTAGGGGCTTCATTATCCATGGGGCACTTGCCTTTCACAAAAAAGGCCGCCCCACGGGCAGCCGGACAAACTGGGGGAACGATCTGGGCAATTAGGTGAGCAGATGGACCCGCGCGCCGTGCTGCATCGGGTGCGTGACCAGGCTGACCTCGAACAGGTCCACCTCGGTCAATTCGCGGCCGTGCTGGTCGCGGGTGGCCTGGCGGGCGCGGTAACCAAAGGAGAGGCCGGTCACCTTGCCGGCCTTCAATGCCGCCGCCGCGCCGCCGTCCGGGTTGTCGATCGAAGCGATCACCCGCAGACCACGCGCATCCTCAGCGGCCAGCTCGATCCAGCCGATCCGCTGGTCGGCCCGGTGCTGCCAGAATAGCGGCAGCGGCTCGCGGCGCTCGGCCAGGGTGCGCGCAAAGGCGCCGCGGCGGATCGTGTCGCGCCCGGCGTCGCGCCGGTCGAACAGCGCGGCATAGCCCGCCAGCCGCATCACTTGAGCAGCTCCGGCACACCGAGCCGCACCGCGATCCCGATCAGCAGCAGCGCCAGGGCGCCGCGCACCAGCCAACCGATCGCCGCCTGCCAGGCGCTGGCCTTGGCATCGCGCCAGGCCTGCAGCAGCACGCGCAGTTCGGAAAGGTCACCGTGGGCATTGGCATCGTCCAGCCCCATGCGGGCCAGCACGCGTTCGGCGCCGAGCTCGCTGGCTTCCTCCACCACGGCGCGCAGGGTGACGAGGTCTGCCCCCTCATCCGCCGCCTGGGCCAGCAGGCGGGCGAGCATTTCATCGCGATTCATGGTTTGATCTCCTCATCACCGGCGGACAGGCCCAACAGCGCGCGTTTTTCATCTGCCGAGAGGAAATCGGCCGCGCTGACCTGGCTCCACAGCCGCTCGCGGTCTTCGGCCAGGGCCGGCACCCGGTCGAGGTCGATGGCAAGGCTTGCGTTCGGGAACCAGGTCGCCAGCCCCTCGCCCAGCGCGGAGAGAATCTTGCCCGCCAGCGGCAGCAGGGTCAGCCGCCACAGCGCCCGGTTGGCCTCGCGGTAATTGGCATAAGTCGCATCGCCGGGTAGGCCCAGCAGCATGGCCGGCACGCCAAAGGCCAGGGCAATGTCCCGCGCGGCGGACGCCTTCAGCCCGGCAAAGTCCATCTCTGCGGGGGACAGGCTGAGCGCCTGCCATTTCAGCCCGCCCTCCAGCAGCAGCGGCCGCCCGGCATTGACCATGCCCGAATAGGCGGCGGCCAACTCCGCCTTCAGCCGTTCGAATTGGTCGGCGGTGAGCGGGGTATTGTCGCCCGGTTCATAGACCAGCGCCCCGGATGGTCGCGCCGCGTTTTCCAGCAGGGCACGGTTCCAGTCGGTCGCGGCATTGTGCACCGCCACGGCCTGGTCCGCCACGGCCAGGCAGCCCGCGCCATAGTGGTCGTCGCCGGGGTGGAAATGGCGAATGTGGATCAGGTTGGGGCTGGCATCCTCGTCCAGCACCGGGATGGTCAGGGTCCGCTCACCCAGGCGGTAGGCATAGGCGCTGGGCCAGCCCGCCTCGTCCGCCACAACCGACACCCGCTCGGGCCGCAGGGCAAAGAGCTCTACCGGGCGGCCCGCGCCATCCTTGACCACCTGAACATAGGCATTGCCGTGGAGCAGCAATTGCGCGGCCAGCGTTTCCAGCAGGGCCTGCCCGGCCGAAGTCGCCTGAACCAACGCGGCCAGCTTCGGATCGCACGGCGCCAGCGGTGCCCCGCCGATCCCCTCGGCCACCAGCCGCACCGCCCGCTGCGCCACGGGGTTGTCCAGATAGGCCCGCTTGACCGCGCCAGTGTACTCGAACGGCGCCCGCGCCGATCCCTCGGCGAAGAGCCAGGGCGAATTGAACGTGCGCGCCAAAGGCACACGGCTCTGCGCGCCGCCCTTGAAGGCAGCGGCCAGGGTCTGAAGGAAGGACATGGAGGTCTCCGGCAGGTGTGTTGGTGCGGCGAGGAAGCGCCACCCCGGAACACGTCCAGGGTGCCAGGGCAGGTTGCTTACTCGGCGGTCAGCCCGGACTTGTTCCGGGCCAATGCTTCTTCTCAGTCAGTGCAGCGGCGGAAAACCAAACTCTTCCGTCAGGTCGCGCCAGTCCGGGCTGACAAAGTTGGTTTACCCAATCATCCCAGTGAAACCCTAGGCTCCACCCTATCCCGCAACACCAGCTCCGTCAGCGCCCAGACCAGCGCATCGGCCCGGTCGGGCGACCGTCCGGGTCCGGCATAGCCGCCGCCCGTCATCAGCCCGCAGAGCTGGTCTTCGAGCGCCGGGAACAGCCCGGCGTGGCGCACCCGGCCCGCTTCATAAAGCGCGGCGACCGGCTCGGCGCGGGCGACCTTGCCCTTGCTGGCGTGAACCAGGCGGAGCGGCAGGGCCAGATCGGCGGCGCGCAGGACGCTTTCGACCATTGCCCCGCCCTGGTTGGCTTCGGCCACGACGCGGTCGGCCTGCCATGCCTCTGCGGCTCTGGCGACTGCCCGGGCCCATTGCTCCGGGCTGGCTTTCGCCACCGAGCAATCGGCCAGCACCCGGCCGAGGCCATCCTCACCCAGAGCGCAAACGACGATCCCGCATTCATCCCCGCCCGCCGAAGCCGGCGGATCGACTGCCACCACGGTGCGGGCGGCCGGGCTGGAGGCCGCCGGTTCGCGGCACGCCTCTAGGCAAGCGCGGGTCCACAGCGCGCCTGCGATATCCTCCAGCAATTCGCCGTCCAGCTCCTGTCGGCCCAGCGCGGTCCGGCCGAATTCGCGCCGCATTGCGGAAAGGTAGCGGCCCGGCAGGTTGCGCCGGTTATCCTCGGTCCGGCCGCGCGTGGCCTTGATCTCCGGATGGGCAACCAGCCGCCGCAGCAGCGGCACCGCGCGCGGCGTGGTGGTGGCCACCACTTGCGGGCGCAGGCCCAGCCGCAGGCCAAGCAGCAGATTGTCCCAGGCACTGTCGGCCTTGCCGCCGGCATTGTCCCACTTGGCGATCTCATCGCACCAGGCGTGACTATGTTGTGGTCCGCGCAGCGATTCCGGCTCGCCCGCTGAATAGAGCAAGGCCTGGGCGCCTCCGGGCCAGCTGAGCAGGCGCTTTGATGGCTCGAACCGGGGCCGCCTGCCGCGCGGAGCGATGGCGATCAGGCCGCTGTCGCCTTCCACCATCACCCGCCGCGCCTCGCCCAGCGAAGCGCCGACCAGTGCGATGCGGGCCGAACCATCGGCTTCGGCAATGGCGCGGACCCATTCGGCCCCGGCGCGGGTCTTGCCAAAGCCACGCCCGGCCAGGATCAGCCAGGCCAGCCAGTCGCCTGCAGGCGGCAACTGGCCATCATGGGCCCAGAGCCGCCAGTGGTGGCGCAGCGAGCGGCGCTGGCGCTCGCCCATCCGCTCCAGCAGGGCCCGGCGTTCCTTGCGGGCCAGGCTCAGCAAATAGGTCGCGCGGCTGTCACTACGCTGGCTCATCGCCGGCCTTTCCTGGGGCGACCGGGTCCGGGTCCACTTCATCCGGACCTGGGCCAGCAGCGGCGCGCTGGCGCATCTCGTCGATCATTGCGTCAATCGAATCGAGCACCTCCTGCTCGCTCTGCTCGTCCTCCGCAGCCCGGCTGCGGGCGACGGACTGGCGGTGCAGGGTCAGCAGGCGGATCGCACTGGCCACGTCCATCTTGCGGTCCGGGCTGGGGCTGCGCAGATAGGCCAGCAGATCCATTTCGAGGTTGCGATAGCCTTCCGCCAGTGCCGCATCCCAGGCTGCGGCAAAGGCCGGGTCCTGCTTGCGGGTGCGATAGGCCCGGCTGGGCACCGTCCTGGCAAAATGGGCCGAAGCAGTGATGTTCGACGTTTCGATCAGGTGTTCCAGGAAATAGACCCGCCAGTGGCCGGTGCCCGGGTTATCGCCGGCTTCGCGTACCCGGCCAGGCAGGCGGACCTTGGGTTTCTGCCGGGCGGATTTGGTACTGGCGGCGCCCTTGCGGGCACGCGCGGATTTGTGCGGTCCCGGTGGGGCCGTGGTCAT